GTCTGTGGGTGTTCGTGATTTTCTACATGAGCCTTACTCAATGAGGCGTGGGCTGAATGAAGTTCGCCTACTGGGAGAAAAAATTCGGCAATACCATTAGTCGTCCCAACGGCGACATTAACCGCTTTTATCTTATTACCCAAGAAAGAGTATTTCTCCTTAGCTATCGTAATAGCCTCTTGAGAGGCGTCAATAACAACAAAGGTTCCTATTTTTTCATCATTGTTTTTTATGAAGTCAAATACCTCATCTTTACAATCGTCGCAGCCTATTTGGATAATATTGAGCTTTTTCATACCATATCACAGATATTTTCAACACTGGTAATTTTATTTTTAATTAAAGAGATTCCTTTTCGATGTAGAGACATGACGGTTTGCGGGGAAGTGTGCATCTTCTTGGCGATATTTCCCCAAATCATCTTCTTTGCATGAAAATAGCGATACTCGAAGATGGTCTTAATCCTCTTATCCTTTAATTGATTCAGGATGCTAAAAATGTAATCGCGGCTTTCCTCAAGACTTGGGCCGCTTTCAAAATACTTTTGGCAGATTTGCTGTTCTTCAATTCTTTGTCTGACTTCATCATCGGGCGAGGGAATCAAAAGCTTTTTTGAGTTCATGGAGTTCAAGCAAAGATACCTAGCATAGTTACCAATCCAAGAAGAAAGTTTCGTTTTCTTACTGGGTTTAAAAGTCCTGACACAATGCAAAATGATGATATTTTTCTCATTGAAAATATCCTGAACATAAATACCGCAAGAAGAAAGGGATGCGGCATACTTTTGACAAACCTTGTAAAACAAATCTTCGTAACGGTCACAAATTTCAACGAAGGCTTCGCTTGAAGCTTTCTGCTTCACTTGCCTAATCAAATAAGAATCGCTGCGCTCAGATAATGGTTTAGATGTTCGCCTTTGCATGAAGATTAGATGCGTCGAGGGTTAATATAATTCAAAATAATTACCGTTTTAATTACCCTACGGAAAACCACCTGTGATAGATTCTTAAAGCAAAAAGAGAAGAAATACCCCCAAAATAAACATTTTTCTGCTTACTTTAGGGGTATTCTGTAACAGCTTCTTTGAAGGGCATTGTTATTTTATCGTCCTAGCCAACGGACAGAAGTTCAGAGGAGAATTGCGCTCCAGATAGCTTCCTTGTTACAGGCGATGAGAGAGATTCTGAACTCATTTACGCTACCAATACCTCGGTTATGAAACGTCGGGTCAACTCCATGACTTAATCATGGACTCTTTTTATTTCCCATCTGATAATGGGGACACTGGCCTTTGGGCTGGTATTAGGGTCACTTTACCAATCTACTTTGCTTCGATTGCCGCAGGAAAACCTCACGTTTGGCGTATGGCTGAAAAGGGTCTAATCCTTTTTTGATTTTTCCAACTTAAACAGTTATTTCAGATTTTGTCAAGGGATTTCTCTATAATATTTTTGACATGAATAATATTTTATTTATTTTGTGGGTCGTTTTGGTTCTCTACGTTCTTCTCGAAACAGATGCCGTTCCCAAATGGGGTAAACTGTTGAGAATGAGCTTTTTAAGATACGAGGACTACGATAAACAAATCGGCATTTTCGGCAACATTAAATACAAGGATTTCCTTCTTTCCAAGTATCAGAACTTTTTTATCTACCTCGTAACGTGTCAGGAATGTCTGTGCGTTTGGGTAAATATAATTACATTTGCCATTTTTCCGAAGGTTTTCGGCGGCTGGTGGATGTTTGGTGCAACCACTTTGGGTTGTATAGTTGGAATGGCGTTGTTTAAGTTCATTTTGAGAAAACTGTATGAGTAATCTCGTTTTAGAAAGACTTTCCCGCGAAAAGGTTCAGCCAATAGCCTTTCGACAGCCCTTCGCCCAAACCGAAGAAAAAGAACCAGAGCAACTCACCGATTCTTCTCCAATCGTGCAACCAGACGCGTTAAGAAAGAAGCTTGAGGAAAAATTAAACCCGCAACCCCAAATAACAATGGCAGTTGATGTATCTGAACCAAAAATTGAAATCGTTCATTTCGCCAATATTTTTGAGTTCGTGCATTGGTATGAGAACAATAAGACTTCATTTTCCGAAAAACAAACGAAACCTCTCGACACTTTAATCGAAGCAAAAAATATCACTTTGGGCGGCTGCAACTGCGATAGAGACAAGAGGGTTTTCATCGCTGGCGACTACTTTAGAAAATTCTGGTCGCAAAATAAAAATACAGACCTCCTACCTACACTCACAAATATCCTGAAAACAAAAAAAGTTGTTTTTGGAGACTTTTTATCCTACCCCGAATAAATTACTGTATTTAATCTTGCGAAATTTTACTTGCATTAATTTGAAATCACTGGTAAAGTTGGAAAAGCTTTTATATGGACAAAAAAATTATCAACGGTCTTGAGGAGATGGCGAACTTCACGTTCACAACCAAATACGCCAAATACGAAGAGAAGAAGCAAAGAAGGGAAACTTGGGATGAAACAGTTTCTCGTATTGAGAAGATGCACTTGAAGAAGTTTGCGTTTCTCTCTCAAAAGGACAAAGATGATATTATCAAGGCTTTTGATTTTGTTCGTATCAGAAAGGTCACTCCTTCAATGCGTTCAATGCAATTCGGTGGTAAGGCCGTTGAAGCGCATAACGGCAGACTTTTTAACTGTGGTGTTCGCCACATAGACTCAATCCGCTCATTCGCTGAATCTTTCTATACCCTCCTTTGCGGAACTGGTGTTGGCTTCGGAATCACAAATCATTTTCTTAACCGCCTTCCTCGTCTCGTTACGGCAGAAGATAAGACCGGAACAGTCATCACCTATGTCGTTCAAGATACTATTGAAGGATGGGGCGATTCAATCGAAGCTTTGATGAATTGCTATTTTCAAAATACTGCGTATTCAGGAAGAAAAATTGTTTTTGATTATAGCCGAATTCGCGCAAAGGGGGCGAAACTCAAGACTGGTGGCGGTAAAGCGCCCGGTTACAAGGGCTTAAAGAACGCACACAAAAAAGTCAAGGCGATTCTCGATGCTATTATCGAAGATAATGGACAAACGCGCCTAAAGACAATTAACGCTTATGATATTTTAATGCACTGCGCCGATGCCGTTTTGAGTGGTGGTATTCGCCGTAGTGCTTGCAGCGTTATCTTTGAAGCGACTGACGAAGATATGATGAACGCCAAGACTGGCGACTGGTTCAAGGAAAATCCGCAGAGAGCGAGAAGCAATAATTCCGCAATCATCATTCGCGGCAAGACCTCCTTCAAGGAGTTTGTTAATCTCATTGAAAAGACAAAACAATTCGGGGAGCCGGGATTTCTCTACGTTGTTGATGAAAAGCAACTTTTGAATCCATGTTTTGAAATCTCTTTCATTCCCATTACTGCTGATGGTCGTTGCGGATTTCAATTCTGTAACTTGACTTCTATCAATGGGTCTTTGGTCACTTCGTTGCAGGAATTTAAGGATGCTTCTTGGGCTGCTTCGCTAATTGGAACTCTCCAAGCAGCATATACTTCCTTTCCGTATCTTGGGCATACTTCCGAAGAACTCTCGAAGGAAGAGGCTCTTTTGGGTGTGTCTATTACTGGCATGATGGACAACCCCGACGTTCTTTTCAATCCAAAGAATCAGAGGGAAGCGTCGAAGGTCGCCGTTGAGACAAATAAAGAATGGGCGAAGAAAATTGGAATCAATCAAGCTGCTCGCGCAACTTGCATCAAGCCAGAAGGCACGAACTCCATTGTTCTTTCCGCAGCATCGGGTATTCACCCGCATCACGCTCGCAAGTATTTTCGCCGTATTCAAGTGAACCACGACGACAATGTTTACAAGTTCTTTAAGATTTACAATCCACACGCTTGCGAACCTAGCGTATGGAGCGCAAATAAGACGGATGACGTTATTACGTTCCCAATTCAAGTCCCCGAAAAGGCTATGATTAAGAGCGACATTTCCGCCATCGAACACTTAAAATTAATTAAATTAACCCAAGAAAATTGGGTAAGCACCGGAACAACCGAAGCCAATAAGAAGCCATTGAACCACAGTGTAAGCTGCACAGTCATGGTTAAGGACGAGGAATGGGAAGAAGTGACGAAGTTCCTGTTTGATAATCAGGCAGACTTTACGGCAGTTTCTCTATTGCCTAGCTCTGGTGACAAAATCTATAAGCAAGCCCCAATGGAAGCAGTTCTAACTCCAGAGGACGAAGCTAAATTCGACGCGCTCCTCAAGGACTGGAATAGAGTTGACTACAAGAAGCTAGAAGAAAACGACGACGCTACAATGCACACGGCGGAAGCCGCTTGCGCTGGCGGTGCTTGCGAACTAACCAAGATTTAATATGTATAGACAACTTGAATTTGATTTTGTGCTTGATGTTGAAATTCAAGAGGTTATTCGTAGGCGAAAGCAAGTATGGGCTTGGGACATTATTACCAAAGTCTTAAAAGAAGAGCTTGACAAAGAGCGAAAGCCCGTGTAATATACTTTTATGGGGATGCAATGATTCGACTTGTGAATAATAGGTTGCGTTGCGCGTAGTGGATGATAGTGGGCCACTTTAAAACACCTGTCAAAACTCAACTGCTAACGCATTGAAATCGCTTGCTTTTAAGCCAGTAATGGCATTTGAAGCGGCTGCTGTCAGGGCCTAACCGCACTGACCCGTTTGCCTCTGGATTCTCACTAAAGAGAGCAGACGAAATAGTGAGAAAAAACGCAGGGATACTTATGCGTAATTAAGCGTCAAAAACTCACGGAAGATGGACTGTTGGTTCCTATTCTGTGTTTTATGAAGTCCAACTACACGCGTAGAAACTTGGTCTGTTACCGCAAACACTCGGCTCGATGCCGACATCTCCACCAATTTCTTATCGTTTCCACCACAAACAACTATAATAGGGTATGAAAACGATTATTGTAAGCTGCTCCTTCTGTTGTAGTCCAGTAGAAAAGTTACAAAAAGAAGTTAATAGAAGTAAAAAAGGAAGTGGGAAAATGTTTTGTAATCATAGTTGTTGTTGCTCTTACGGATTACAAGTAAGTCCAAGGAAAGGTAATGTAGAATATCTTAATGCCTCAAACCGCCTTGATTCTTTTAGTCCTTTCAAATATTTTATTTCAAAAGCAAAATCCAAACAAAGAATTGCTTCGTATGGCGAGACAGACCTAACTCTTGATTATTTAAAAACTATATGGGAATCCCAAAAAGGCGAGTGTCCATATACAAAAAAGCCCATGTATTTGCCCCCAAATACCAAGAGTCATAATTACAAATCTTCTCCAAATCAAGCGTCTTTAGACAGAATAGATTCTTCCAAGGGGTATATTAAAGGAAACGTGGAATTTGTTTGTTTGGCCGTTAATTTGGCTAAAAATCACTTTTCTAAAGCGGAAATGATGTCCTTTTTCGGTAAAGATTGAATTATTTCCATCTTCCTTGCATCTAACCATTAGTAAATGTTAAAATCCGAAGAAGATTTGAAAACTAGGATGCTAAACGAAGCTTTACTAATAGTAAGGTCGGTTGGCTTTCTCGAAAAACAAATCCAAATAAAGACAAGCGAGCTTGAAGAGGCGTATAATAATGACTACTTCAACGACATAGAGCTTTTAGAAAAACAGGTCAGAGCCTTGATTCACAAGGTAGGCGAAGAAAATAAGAACATGGATATTTTCATGTTGAAATACGAAAAAGAAATAAAAAATGAAAAGGAAGCAATTTTATCTTGTGTTGAACAAAAAGAATAAATACACCTTCGGGGCGTTTCCGCGCACCAAAGTAGGCAAGGAAGCCGCGCTTCTTTATAGAGAGGAACTGAAAAAGAAGCATAGCGCACTTGAGTTTATAATTAAATAAATTATGGAAAGCAAAGAGAAAAGCGCAGCATTGGAACTTCTGGAACAACTAATTGAGCTAGAACAGATTAAAGACCAAGAACACCTACAACTGCTTGCCGAGAAAAAGGTTTATAGGAAGGGAGAAAGCGCGGTGCTTTTTCATCTTAGGGCTTTAAGAGAACTTATTGAGAGAATATGATTACGATTGGTCTAATCAATGAATTGCGTTTCATTTCCAAGGAACTCAGAACGCCGATTTCTGCCACGATAAAGTGCGAGCAGATAAAGACACATATCAATATCGAAATCAAGGAACAGGTTCTTGATTTGTGGTATATGGGCTACCACATCTGGCGAGAAGCCCTTGACGATGCCTCAAGTATGTTTGGAATAGAATCCTGCGATAATATCAGTAAAATCCTAATCCTTATTGATAAAGGAGACGATAATTGGCGAGAACTCAGGTATTTAGAAGAATAAACTTGACAAATTCGGCATTATAGCATACTCTATTAGAGATGTCAAACAAAGACTTTGAGGAAAAAATCGGAGGCGCGTTGGAAAAGGCGAGGAAGTATCTCTTATCGAGATACCAATTCACTTATTCAAATTCTGACATAGACGATATTTTGCAAGAGGCTTCCTTAAAGGCGATGAAGAAACTTAATTCTTTCCAAGAAAAGTGTTCTTTTGATACTTGGTTTATTTCAATTTGCAAGACGGAAGCCACGGCAATCTTCCGAAAAAACAAGAAGCACGAAACATATTTTTCCAAGGATGCTACGGAGACGGACAAAGAGTTTTTCTGCGAAGAATCGCCCGTTAAGAGAAAAAGCGAACTGGATGAATGTCTGTATCTCGTAAATAATGCTTTAAGCAAGCTAAACGAAAAGAACAGAAAAATTATTGAGTTCGCTATGGAGAACTCCAATTCCTCAAAAGAAATCGCGGAACTTTTACATATCCCAATTAACTCTGCCAGAACACGCCTCTTTTATGCAAAAAAAAGATTGAAGAAAATACTTTTGCAAAATAATCAACTACCGTGTAATAAGTATTGTAGTTTTGATTTTTAACAAAAATGAAGAAAATGTTCACAGATTCTGATATTGATTTTTTAATGGAAAATTATTCATCAAAGGGG